CTAGCCATCAATAGGGTTTTTGCCACTTGTCCTTATTTTCTGCTCCATAGCTTCCTCCAGGGCGGCGGTGATGACATCCACTTTCTTTTCGCCGATGCCCTTCACCCGGAGCAGCACCTCCCGGATTTCCGGAGTCGTCAATCCACTCGCTGCTTCCTTGCCATCTGCATACCCGGACTTATACACCGACTCCGCCCATAATGTCATTTGGCAGTGATCCATCTTCCGGATGCGGTCGTACTGCTTACGGTTCAGAATAAATCCTTTAATCTTTCCCATGCCGCACCTCCTAATCTCTCACTTCAATCGGCGATCCTGCTTCTCCGGAAAGATGCTCTACCGAGTCCATCCTCACAATGATGACATCATGCGGTGTACCGTACTTATACAGTTAATCTACCAACGGCTCCGCCGCCTCCTTCAGTTCATCAACTCTCTTTCTGTAATCAGTTTCTCCCATTCAAAATCACTCCTTTCTCTAAATTCACCCAAATTACCGCTCCTTGCGGATGCTGGTATGGTATGGGAGTAGAAAATCTCTGCGAACCTTTCAGATACCAAATATGAGGCTCTTTATAGGGCAAGTCATCAAATGCTCCATCAATTTTATGTAAGTGGCGAAACATTTCAAAATCTTCTCTAAGAAGAAGGGAGCTTCCGACTATTTCTGTACTTCCCATTATAAGCCCGGAGCCGGACTGTATGAGTCCGACTCTGCCTCTTATCCACGTTCCGCTGCCCCGAATTTCCCACAACTTCGGCCCGCTTTCATCACCATCCAGAATGAGGTTCAGCCACTTTTCTTTTACGATCAGTGCCTTATCCATTCTCTGCCTCCTTCTCATACAGTTCGTGCGTTCCGTCCAGTACCTTTTCAGCATCTTCATTGGCAAAGGTCCAGCCATACGGCTTCAGAATCTCATAGCAATGCTTCAAAGTTTCGCCGGAGTCCTTCTTGTAATGCCCCTGCCAGTCAACAAGCTCCGTATCTTTCGCCGCATTGTGGAGCGCCACAAGCATTGAGTGCGTATAACTGAGTCCTTTCAGCTTTTTCTCGGCTTCAGCCTTCTCCTCCTCTGTGCAGCTATAATACTCTTTCTCGGTGAAGAAGCCGATCATACTGTTGAATGACAGGTAGGCACACTTTTCAAGCAAGAACCTCCATGCCTTTTCCCTTATCTCCTCCTCATTCTTCACAGCATCAATCTTCCCGGCAATGATATTGCAGATGAACTCCTTGCGGCTGGCATCCGTCTCCTTGATAATCGCCTTAATCTGCTTCTTTTTCTTATCCTTCTCCTTTTTGGCAATCTCCTCCGGAGTCAGTTCTTTTTTCTCATTCTTGTGCTTTCTGATGATACGGACGGAACGCCAGTACGGAAGATAATACAGCTTGTCATCATCCTTCACAGAAAGTTTCTTCGGAGGCTCTTTATCCAGGTCGATCTCCTTGACGGTATCCCACTTCCCGGAGTACATCTCATTCTCAGCTTCCTTCGGCGCTTTTTCGATGCCAGCTTTCTTCGCCATCTCAGCAATCTTCTTAAATCGCTTATCCCGTAACGCTTCAGCCGCCGCTCTCTGTGCCATCGAGACAATCTCTCTGGAGTCCTTGGCATCTTTCAAAATCTTATTCCTGGTCTTGACATCCTCAACCTTCTCCAGTTCATACAAATCTTTCAGCGAAAGCTGGAAACTGTCATCCTGCTCTTTCTTCTTCAATTCCTTCTGATCCAGCTTTGCAATATTCAGTCGGTGCCGGATGGTCGTTTTACTGAAGCCGGTCTTCTCGGCTATGGACTCCTCTGTCTCTCCCAGGTCAAGCATCATCTGAAAACCTTGTGCCTGCTCAAAAATCGTGAGGTCATTCCTCTGCATATTTTCTTCGAGCATGATGGATACCTGCTCTTTTTTGCTCATGCCCTCTTTGATGATACAAGGCAATTCAGCAATTCCTGCCAGCTTCGCCGCAGCGTGTCTCCTATGCCCGATTAAGGCTGTGTACTCCCCAGGGCTTCCTTCCTGGGGAATTACGGTCAAATTCTGCATTACGCCTAACTTCTTTACGGACTCCACCAACTCCGTCAAATCGCCCAGGTCTTTCCTGGGGTTTTCCGGATGCGGATGGATATGCTCTATGCCTATATATACAATATCACTCATTCCAATTCCTCCACTTCATAATCTCCAAATCGTCCATCGGCACATACCGGCTCTTGTTGCAGCCGTAATATACCAATGCACATTTTATTTTCTCTTTCACTTGCCTCCCTACATATTCTCCAATATCAATGCCTTCGTGGTCGAAAGCGGTATCTACATACAGCCATGCAGAAACTGCAAGCATCTTCATCCCGACAACAATCCCGACAAACTCTTTCTCTGTATGCCGATAATAGGTTTTCAGAAACTCCAATTCTCCGCAACATTCATCTACCTCTTTGCTCCACACATCGGTTCCAGACTCATTCTTCCGGTTCGTATCAACATATAAATATGCAGGAAGTCCACTTTCAGTTTCGTCACCCTCCAGCTTCTGTATGAACCGACCATCGTTCACCTTTTTCATGTATGCCCGGCACTTCACTTTTTGGAACATCCACTTATTGCACCTGGCAAGTCCGTCTGACATCCGGATCACCTCCTAGTTGAACGGCAATTCTTCATCAATTCCGTCCGGAATATTCATAAAACCGTCTCCCGATGTGGAATTATTGCTTCCGGCGTTCTGATAACCGCCTCCATTGCCTTGACTGGCAGCCTTGCTTTCAGCGAACTCCTGCTCTTCTACAATGACATCGGTTGTGTATACCTTTTTCCCGGTTTCTCTGTCGGTGTAGCTGCCGGTCTGAATACGCCCGGTAATCACAATCTTAGTTCCTTTGGAGAGATACTTCTCGGCAAACTCAGCACCTTTTCCGAATACTACGCATCCGATAAAGTCTGCATCCTGCTCCCCATCTCTCTTGAACCGGCGGTCCACCGCCAGGGTGTACCTGGCAACCGCCGTTCCGTTCTCATTCTGTGCATACCTCATTTCCGGGTCTCTTGTCAGCCTTCCCATCAGTATCACTTTGTTCATGTCAATCTCCTTTCATGGCGGCTTAACAGCCGCCTCACAGTTTTCAGTCCTCAGTTTCCAGTTTCCGGTAGAAAGCGGAGCGGAAGCCGAGGACGCTGTACGAGTACGAGCGAGGGTGGCCCAAATTCACGTAGAACACGCCAGCAGGGGCGCCATCGGCCCAGTCGCCCCCACAAAGCGGCAAACGCTCTCCGCTTGTATCAGCATAGAAGTATGCTTCCGGCTCCCCAGGGAACAATCCCAGGTCCTTCATCGTCTGCGTTTTCTCGCAATCAAAATTGACATCTCCCCACTTGCATCCGTCATAGTCAGCATCAATTTCTTCGCAAGTGGTGAAGGTAACTTCTCCTTCAGTACAGTCGAGTCTGATCGGCTTTTCTTCGCACATCACCAGCTTCCAGTTCTGGCTATGCTCTGACAAGTCGATGTTCATGGCAGCATCATTATTCTCTGCCACCTGGAGAACGCCATCCATGAGCCGGAGTCCTCTGAACCACTCCCAAACATTGCCGCAAAGGTCATGGATGCCAAACACCGTATGGTCATGTGTCCAGGTCTCCGGTCCGGAGCCGGTGAGTGTCTTGCCACGTCCACTGAAGGTAACACCCTTCTCTGTCGGGTCTGCATGGTAGACTCCTCCGTCCGTATTCCCATGAGGAAAGATGCCGGTATCATGGCAAAGGTTGGCGATATAGCCTCTCTCCATTGCAGTCATAAGATGCCAGCCTTCGCCCTTGCTGAAGCAGGCTTTTTCAGCATCCTCCAGAGTGACGTTCACTGACGGCTCCTGCAACGGAAGACTGTACGCCTTGCCATTGATGATGACATTCGGGTACTTCGAGATATACACTTCATCGTAGGTCTTTCCGCCGATCACGAACATCGGGTGTACCGGCTTGTCCGGGTTCCTGGTGAACTTCACCATGATGGACGGCAATCCTGCCTTATCGAAAATCACAACATTGTCCTCCCGGAAAGCCTCGAACTCCAGCTCCGCCCGGAAATCTCCGCACTTCCCATATGCCAGGATGTCAATTTCCGGTCTCTTGCAGTACCCATTTTCATTCGCTCTGCACTTCATTCCACATTTTACTCTCATGCTCTTTTCCTCCTTTACATCGCCGCTTTCATTTGCAGCAAATTCATATGCATTTCTTTATAGACATCACGCTCAGTTGCAATCCGGATATAATCCGGGTTCTGCGTAACATCCCCAAAAGCCGGTTTTTCTTCCGGCAAATCGGCTGCCTCCATGCCTTTTTCAGCTTCTTTTGCATCTTCGCTTGATGAAATTGTTGCTTCCTCCGAAGCGTTTTCATCCTCCCAGGTCTCCATCATCTTTCGCCAGGCTTCCAACGCCTTACTTCCTCTGATGTTCGTTGCAATATCCAGGCTTATCAAAATTGCCTTCTCAATTCCCTTCAGCTCCGCCTGGGAGACTTCGTTTATGTAGTTCCCGATCCGCTCCTTGTCAACGGTTTCAATCTGCTCGCATAATGCAATGGACGGACACCTGGAGGAATTGATCTTCACATGGGTAGGTAGCGGTTTCTTCTCTCTTGTAGTGAGGAACACCACCTCAACCACTCTGGAGAACTCATTGCCGACATCGTTGCTTACGATGATTGCCGGTCTGCCGCCGCCCTGCTCACTCCCGGTGTACTCATACCCTCTCGGATATACATAATATATTTGACCTCTGTGATACATCTGTTCGTTCATAGGCTCCTCCTTAAACTTTATATTCTTCGTGCTGTTTATTCTGTTTTGCCAAGTCAATCTCGCCATCTCCTAATAATTAAGCGAAACCACCCTCCCATCCGTAAGTTCGAGGTAGTGACTTTCTTCAAGTAAATCTTCTCCAAATTTCTCTGTGTCGAAATACTTTTCAGCGATAGCATCTCCGTTCTTAATATATCCGAGCTGCCATGCTTCCTCGTATCCAAGCTCTGCTGAGTCCTTGAAAACACATCCGACAACGCTTCTGTCTCTGTATTCAAGTGCATACTCATTGAAGATTATTTCTATATCCTCTCTATCTAGCGAGTATTCTTCCATGAGCCATTCGATTTCTTCCTCTTGCACTTCTTTGAAAAGCGCTTCGTTATCATCAGAATTAAGTCTGTCATACACATACTGGATATTCTGGCATAAAGAAATGCCTTTCTCATATCTTTCATCTCCGACAGAAATTCCATATCCAAGCGCCGATATGTCGGCACTGAATTTTTTCAGAGCTTCGTATTCGTCTTCTGTAAGCACTGTCTTTATGTTGCAGTATTGCTTCCAATCGGAACCACAATAGCAGCTTCCTTCGAGATTTATGCCGCCAAAATAGTGTCCGCACTCAAATCTCATAGGTTTGTTATCTATATAGGCACAACAGTCTCTGCCATCATCTCCGATGACTTTGAACAAAAACACTTTCATTCCATCACCTTCTTTCTTAAACCCAAGCAGGCTCAATTTCTGTGTTTGGTAAACTCATCAGAAATTCAATCACATCCTGCGGAACTTCTTCTTTTTTCCATGAAGTTCCATATTTGTAACCGCATACCGGGCATGGTCTGCAAAGCAATCCATCCGGATGTTCTTCTGGTTTCAACCAGCCAAGCGATTTCTTCTCTGTTGCTCCTGCATCTCCTGCCCATAAAGGCTTCTTCGGCTCATATTCTTTCGGTGCATTTTCTTCATGAGTAACGATAGAATATTCAAGATTTGCCAATCTCGTCTGCTCCTTAGTAGGATAAAACGGTTTTCCTTCTCTTAAAGCAGTAATCGCAGCCTTCTCAGCTGCTTTCTGTGCATCAACAACTTCTTTTTTCAATCTGAAATGGTACAGAATGACACTTTCCCCTGCTTTTTCAATCCAGCCAAGTTCTCTCTGATGTTCACAACATGGGTTCATATCATTCAGATGCCATCTATCCCAAACCTGGCATAGCTTATCAAGCATTTCTCGGCTCCAGCCTTCAATAGGCTCTCCTCTACGGATTTCATCGGTGCATTGTCCGCACGATCCTTTTGCATTACCATTTTTCATGGGACCAATAACTCCGCACAGACTCAACTTTCCATTCTCATACTCGATTTTCACAAACCCTCTGGCTTTGCCGCCATACACTTCACACATACAAGGGTTGATAACTTTTTTCATCATTAACACCTGCCTTTCATAGCTTCTTCCGCAATCACGTCCAGATTTTTCTCCATCAGACACTTCATGTCATCCATTCTGAGTTCTACTAAGGAAAGAACCTCTTTCCGGATGGTATCCGGAGTAATCTCCCGACAGTTGTGGTGAACAGTCATAATAATCTCTGCGAATGTAATTCCGTCAAGCATATTATCTTCGACTGCCAAATCATCACCGAGCCTCCAGTGTCTATCCATTCCAGCCTCCTATCTGCTCCACTTTCCAACTTTGTTACCATTCAAGTCAATGATGGCTCCAGACAAATCTCCATGTTCCAATGCAAGGGATACTTTAGCCAGTAAACTTCTAATTTCAACAGCCTCCATATCCCTATCAGCTTCTCCACTAAACGGATCACGAAATGCCGAACCTCCAGTTTCGATTTCGCACTTAAACACCTAAATCTCCTCCTTCTTTTTCAGATACGCACTGTCAACAATGCTCTGAAGCTCCCTAGCCGTCAGCCCCACATAGTTATCCATGTTGAGCATCTCTTTCGTGATGCCCTTCTTCGCCAGCTGATCCTGGTAATACTTCATGTCGCCATCATAATCGTATTCATGCATTACTCTTTCACCTTCCCTTCATCAACTCTTTTCCCAACGTATGCTCTGACAACGAAGTGACCTCCGTTCTCGCCATTCTTTCCATGCTCATAATGCTGGATATGAAGCCCCTTGATAACTCCCCATCTAATACCATTGTTATCGCAATAGCTCGCAACCAAATCGCTTCCCAGCCAGCTTTCATCTCTTTTCAATCCCTCATAAACCTTTTTCTCGGTTTCATTCGGGTTCCACTTGCTTCCATCTACAACCAGGGTAATTTCTGTATAAATCTCCGGATCAATCAATGGACTAATGCTCTTGCCGAGTTCATTTGCGGCGTGCATTGCCTCTACACCTTCGTTGATGTTTTCGTTGCAGTCGGACTCAATCCAAATATTGATGCTTCTGTTACCGTCCGCAAGGTTTACTTCCAGGCGACCATTCAGATCACAGATGTAATCATAATGCCGACCTTCGGCGGTGCTTCGATAAATCGGGTATCCTGCTCTCTGGCTGCTTTCTTCGTCCTTTTCATAATCAGTCGGGAAAATTTCGTTTGCCATGTTCCACGCTTCCTGGATGCTGTTTGCTTTCATTGTCTTACCTCCATTTGGAAAATTCGAGTTTTTTATCGTAGACGTATCGTAGCACTGGCTCCTCCGTTGTCAATAAAAAAACTGATATTTTCCGAGATTTTTTTGGAATATTCGAGCAGACTATACTTCGTGCAGAACACCGCTTGCATCCGTAGCCGGTTCATGCTTCAGCCACTTCATGCACTCCTCGTAAGAATTGAAATCCTCGGTCCAGGCATCCCCGGTTCCGTTATCAATACCAGTATATATTCCTCCTGCAAACGTATAGAAATATCCGGTAGGCTGCCTTGTCTCAATAACCTGGCTTGCAAACTCCTGGCATACTCGCTGGATGCCGCCATTATCAACCACTTCCAGGCGGTATCCTGCGTGTTCCAGGACGTCCGCAAACCTTTTCACTTTCATATCGCTCTGGCGGTGAAGCTGCTGGTTGAGTCCTCTGACATCCTCTCCCATCCTCGTTGCCAGCTGCCGCTGTGACAGCTTCTTTTCCTCCAGGCACTTCAGTACAATCTCTGATGCTTTTTCTTTCACTCTACTTTCTCCTCCTTGTTTTCTTCATCATACAAAACCACATACATATCTTCCTCGTACTCCTCCAGGTCCTCGCCGATATCCTTAAAATCCTCCTCGTCTGCACATGGAGCCAGCGGACACGAAAATGCGTAACAGTAACCGACTTCCTCTCCATCCACCGTTTCCTTCGCTGCTTCCGGATGCCGGCAGTTATGACCTCCATTGCAGAACGGCTCATGCCGGTATGAGTAGCCGCACTGCCCTTCAAATTCATCAATGTGCATCACTCGCTTTTGCATGGGTTCACCTCCGTAACCATCAAACTTCCATCAGCTTCGTATCTCGGACAAATGCAAACACTGTTCACCACAAAATAATGAACTCCAGTTTCATAATCAATCCATTCAGAGCAGGTTTCATCTCCTGCTACTTTTATGAGCATATCAAAGCAGGCAGTCTCATTCTTTACAGACGATTTCTTTGAAGCCCCACATCCGGATATCGCAACTGCCACAGCCAAAAACGCAATCATAATTTTCTTCTTCATCAGCTTTTCTCCTTTCAGTCAACGTACTGCTCTGCTTTGAACTTATCCCCGATGTCTATGAAATACCCATACAGAAATTCCTTCTGCTTTTTCGTAAGCGGCTTAGTGTTCGATACAATGTATCCTCCATATCCGGCTGGATTGTGTATTAGACAATAACCTTTGACCTCAGACAGAAAATCCCGGCAAGTAACACCTTCGCCGTTGCTCATGAGCCAGTCCTCATATTCCTCTCCAAATCCGGATTTTTCAATAATTCTTTCCGCCGCTTCTTCGTGTTCTGCAAAATCTCCTTCCGTAAACTCGCCCATCGGAGACAGCCACCCGAACGGCTGACTGTCCTTCTTTGGTTTTTCATGTGTTACACCTGGGAGTATTCCGTTCTGAAAATCACGAAACAGCTTATCAAACTCCTCATGGTTCATCTCCCTGGCAACAATATCTTTATAATGGAGCGGTTCGCCTTTCTCACTTTCTTTGAACATGAGTATTCTGCAAAGCCCCCACTCCATTTCGGAGAAGCTGATGCCGTAAACTTTACATACCATGAAAATCCCAATCCTCAAATCGTCATCTCTGTTTATCTTCACAAAGTCGATGTAATTGCTATCGCCCAATTCATCCCATACTCTGTGGAAATAGTACACAAATCCTTTTTCAAACGATTTGCACTTACCGTTGGAGCCGATCTTTACGGTCGTATCGCATACATCTCCGCTCTTATAATGCTTGCAGGACGTATTCTCGCAGTAAACTTTCCTTGCCATAACGCACCTCCTACTCCTTCGGCATCTCATAAACCTTTGGAAGTACCCAAAACTCCTCCGGCATATCGACTGATCCTTTCAGTATCGCCGGTCCGCCTTTCCGGTGCAGGTACTGTGCGTACTTTTCCCAAATTTCCCAGAGAACTTCCTTCGCCCGATCTTCGGTAGCATAATCACCGATACCCCAACCATCATCCTCGCCGCTTCCATACCAGGCAAGTATCCGAAACCTTTTCTCCATCTCCTTACCATGCTCATGATTGCCAAGCTGGTAGATTGAGAAGCACTGATGGCGTTCCACATTCACCATCACATCTCCGTTCTGTCCTAAAATCAGCATACGCAACCTCCTTTACAGATACGAAATGCCGTATCTGCTCCTAAATTCTTTCCGGGCAATCCTGCTTTCCAAAACCTGGGTTTCTTCTTCATCGCCGTCTTTGTCATGGACGGCATCTTTCAGTATCCACTGCCGCTCCCATGCAAGCTGCCCGATGATTTTCGACATCTTTTCCGCCATTGGGTTCCCATGTATCCGCCTTGTCACTTCACCCATATTGTGACAGTTATTGCAGATTGGAACCTTCAGTCCGTCTTTCTCACTGAGTTCTCTACCAGCGGTTCCGAATATCAGATGATGCTCTGCCTCTGTTTGTCTGCCGCAGATGAAGCAGATTTCGCTATGCTCTGTTACTATGCCTTTCATTCTAATTCACCTCCAAATTCTTTACTGTCATCCCAATTTCCCTTTGCTTCCAGGAACTTTGCCACCACTTCATCGGGCGCCATATCAATATTCGCCTCTGCATCGGTTTCTTCAAATCCATCTCTGCTCAATTCAAACCAGCAGTGATCGTCTTCTGTAATCTTCTCAAACCTTTCTTCCGGAAGACCGACCTGGACCGGAATAAAATACTCTTCTGCATCCAGGCATCCGATTATGGCTTCAATCTGCTCCGGGGTGAAGGTTCCAGGAACCACCACCTCATTGTGCTGCTTATAGTTGCTGGCATCTCTGTAAAGATAGGAAATTCTCGTATTTTTCATGTGTCACTCGCCTCCTCAATCCATTCCGTCATAAAGACTTTCAGACAGTTCAACTTGCTGCTCCGACAGTTCCCTCAGAGCATGAACAATCTTCATCTTCGTCTCCCGGCAAGGGAAATACCCATACCTTGCATACCGGAACATTCTTTCAAACGTACTCATGGGAAACGGTATTTCATCATCAATCACAAGCCGCTTCATATGCAGATGCTCAAAAAACTTTTCGTCCATCAGCACTTTGTACTCTATGTGCGTTTCCGGCTTCTTTGCCTCATGGCTTTCTGCCAGTTCCTCCATTCCGTCAAAATCAAACGGTTCAAACTCCGGTTCATCCGGAACTTCCTCTTTGTAGTAGGAGAACTTCGTCACAGTAAAATCAAAGCGTTTCAGTATCTCATCTGCCGTTCCAAATATCTTGCAGCACAGCTCAATGGTAATTCCAGTTCTCTTGTACTTATATGCCTTGACGTTATCATTCTCATAGAAGAACGTGTATTCCTCGTCTCGCTTGTCATCACCGTTATAGCCAGGTGTCATGCTGTCGAAATACTGCACAGCTTCGTCAAAATCGGCTTTGCTCTCAAAGAAGATGTCGAGGTCCTTCACTTTCTCTTTACTGAAAATATTCTTGAAGCATCCTCCGCAGATAAAGCCTTTATGTCCTACCATGAACTGATCCAGCCAGTTCAGCATCCAAAAATTTTCTCTCTCAGCTTTTACAAGCATCTTCGCCACCTCCAAACATCAGCTTTGCAACGCCGCCGGAATATCTTTCATCGAACCAGTGCCATACCGCCTCCCGGTGCGTTCCACACTCAAATCCGAGGAAGTCATCCAGGATGCACTCGTCATCATCAATCAGTACATCACCGAACTCCTCCCACAAATACTCCAGCTTCTTATCATCGAGGGTAATCTCCTTCATCACGTTTCCGACCACAATATCCATCGTGGTATTGAACGGCGTATTGCAATCTTCGGTCTTGATGAAAAGCTGGAGGATTTCTTGCATCACTTCCGGCTTCCTAACCATGTATTCATACTTCCAGGGTTCGATATTTCCATCCTCATACATATCATCCAGATACTGTCCGACATCCCTGGTGCGGTCGATCTTCTCCATCTCCCGGCTGATGGCTCCCATCGTATTCTCCGGCAGTTCCATCTGATGTTCGGTGATGTAGAACTTCGCATACTTGCCGCTCACATTCACCGCCTCATAATACCTTTCGCCCCTCTCCTCCTGGATGTAGCCGCACATTTCCACATACTCTTTCGCCTTGCTGTCGGCAATTTCATCCAGCTTTCTGAGAAGCGGTTCCACATCCACAGATACTCCGATAACCACAACGCCATCGGTGTCCGGCGTGTTCCACATTCCATGAAGAACATACGTCAATATCTTCATCTTCCATGCCTCCTTACGTTCATTTAACGCCCCTGGGAGCCTTTATCCGGACACCCGGGGTATATTTGATAGGTTTCAATTTGCTCCGGCTCAATACAGCCGCTTATCCATATATCACATCATCGAACAGTGCGTACTGGATAATCATGTCACACACCGTTGCATCCGCATTGCAGGTGTCAACTCTCAGCTTATTGTCGATCTCCTCCAGGATGTCATACGGATGTGGCTTCTCGAAGTACATCTTCAATCCCTTCAGAAACTTTTCCTTATCCAGCGTATAGGTCTTATCCTCCTCAATATCATGCAGGAGAAGCTGACCGCCCCTGGAAATCTGCTCACTTGCATATTCTCCCAGGTAATCTCCGACTACCTCTGCCTTACCGCACCAGTAGTTGATGCCTCCTTCCAAAGCTCCTGCCATGATGTCATCAATATCTTCCTGGGTAACAATGACTTCCAGTTCCAACTTCAAAACTTCATTTTCCATTAGCCGTAGCCTCCTTTCTCATTTCTGCCACAAGCACATTTGCTGTCATCCGATCCATGCCAACACGCTCTAAGTTCCGGTATACTTTTTCCTTTTCCTTTTTATCCCCGGCTTCTGCCAAGGCTTTCAGCAAATCAGCCAGCATAATTCTCCTCCTTCTTTTCTGCTCCGCAATGCGGACACTTATCAACTCCATAGCACCAGTACCACTTGCCACATTTGCACTGCCACAGTTCATCGTCACCCTGTTCATCCAGATAACTTTCTGGATGCTGCCAGTCAACAGCATCAAAAACATGGTCTGCAATTTCCGGCTGGCCGTTGCACATATCCAGGAAATCCTGCCCGGTATAAGCTGAGTCCGACAGTTCCGGAACATAGCAGACAGCCGACTTATCGTTGTGGTATGCGTTCGGGTTCTTGTATATGTACCCTTGCCGGAAATACTCACGTTCCAGCTTGACTATCTCGCCATTTTCATCCACCTCGCACTCGCCGATTTTTCCTCCTTCCGGATAATCGCAATTATGATAAGCTGACTTTTCCTGGTTTATCGCATCTACAAAATCATTCCAATTATCAAACGCCAGAACCTTTCCATTTCCTCTGATGGTGACATCCGTTCCTTTAAACCCTACTGATATATACTTTCCTGGTGCAATAGTAAGATTTGTTCCTTTACCATTCTTTACATTCTTATATTTTCTGCTCACTTACATCAACCTCCTGCCAATACCTTCCTGGTCTTCGGCTCGTAGTAAACTTCCTCTCGAACCGAACAGCTCTCGGCTATGCTCTTTACTTCAAGGACGATATTGTCTGCCAGGGCATCAAATTCTTGCACCAGCTTTACTCTCGCACGAAGGTCATCCATACTCCATCCTTCAAAATCTTCATCCATATCTGTCGATTTCCCAGGAAGCGTAAACACTTGCAGCGGCGGCTTCACATAATCAATTCTGCCCGGCTGCCGGCATCTGCCGCAAACATTTCCAGTCTCTTTCACACTGGTAAAATTCCGCTGTCCGCAGAACCGGCAAAAAGACTTATGCTCTGACTGCTTGCTTCCGCCCTGATACAGTACCAAATAACCTCCGCTCCTTCCATTGAAGGCTGCCTGCCATCTGAAATCATGCTCCGCATCGAAATCATCAATCAGCTCACTGATACGGTCATACACATCCTGGCAATCCAGCATCTCATACAGCTTATCTTTCACCTCCGCCGGAACGTCCAGATTGTAAATCTTCATGTTGCAGGCATACGATGTTGAACGGTTCCAGCTACTCATGGTGTCATATCTAAAATGCTCTGCCAGAAACTTCTGCATCTTATATCTTGCCCTTGTATCAACAGCTTTCCAAAATGCCATATCCATCACCTCCTCAAATGTAATAACAGCTGAAATTCCAGTGGTTCCCGAACTCGTAATACAAACCGTACCGCTCAAAAATCGCATCAAACTTCTTCCTGGTTTCCGGACGCTCGCAGTAGTAAAGCATTTCGCATACCGGACCTTCAAAACTCATGCTGAGGATATGGTCTGGATTTACATATTCAAAATACGTCTGCGGCTCGATGTCCTCCTCCACGAACAGACGCTCCCGGTCATTGTAGAAGTACCTCCCGGTCTCCGGGTCCTTGCATCCAAATCTCTTGTGGTTGAAATAAATATCAACATCCTGCCACAATCCATGCTCCAACAGGAACTCTCTGATTTCAACTGCCAGCTCCTCAATCTGATCCTCTGTCAGTTTCTGTCTCTCCATAACATCCATAAACTGCTCCTTCCTCCGGTCGTTCGCCGGATATGATTTGTTATATCGTGCGGCGAACGATAGCACCTCCGTCCGGGGTGTCAATAGAAAAACTGAATTTTTTCAGAATTTTTCTCCTACACCTGGAAGTCGTACAGAGCCTTCTCCTTCTCTGCTCTTTTCTCCAATATTTTCTTTATTTTCTGCCAGTCCTCAACAACCTCGCTCGTAACGCCTATTCTCTTCGGTTCATAGGTCTTGCTTTTATCCGGATGGTAGTAATACTCAGTGTAATTTTCTCCTGCTCCATGCATTCCGGTTGCAATGAACGCATCTCCTTTGGGAGTGACTCCAAATTCGGTCCATCCATAAACATCATGCTTCCATCTGAAGCGGAGTCCGTTCTGAAAAACTCCTGCATACTCCTTCCTCACATACTCTGAAATCTTATTCCATGCACTGATAACCGCCTCTGCTCTCGTCACGTCTGCACCTCCTCTACGCTAAAATCATGCAGTCATACATATAGCTGCCATACGCCATGCTCAATACGTCCTGGATGCTGTCTGCCATGCACCGGTACTGGTCTCGCACCATCTTTTCCAACATCATCTGCCCTCCGTCAACCTCCGGCATATCCTGGCTGAGTTCGTACTGCTCATAGTAGATGTAGTCCACATATCCCTGGTCCTGGTCTTCCGGAAGCAGATTATCTCCGGTTCCTTCAGCAATGCGAACGATCTGCTTCATTTCCGGAACGAATATGAACAAATCACCATAGCCTTCCGGCTTTTTCCCGAAGCAGGTCTCGGTCCAAATGACTTCCGCCGGACTCTGATCCGCATAGTGCTTACCGACTCTCTCCCACTGTTTCTCCGAATAGCAATCACTGCAATTCATGCAATCCGGATTTACGTCCGGGTGCTTCTCACGAAATCCTCTGACAGCATCCCCATAGCTGGATGCCACCACAACCAAATATGTATTCTGATACGGGAACTTCTCCCAACTTCCAAATGTAAAATAATACTTCTCCATCTCTATTCCTCCTATCTTTCCGTATAACGGAGATAATTCATGTCATCGAACCTGGCTCCGGCTATTGCTTCCGGATTGTCGAAATCATCATACTCCACTTCCGCATACGTGGAAGGAAGACCGTACTCTCTTTCGTCTTCATCACAGAATACATCAGCGTTCATAACCATGCTGTCGTACACTTCTTCACTGATCCTGCCTTCGTTGTACGCATCAAATGCTCTCTGCAAATACTCGCTTCTTTTCATTGTCACGCTGCCTCCTTCTCCTCGACTTCCAGAAGCTCCACCGGCATCCAGAACTGCTCTCCTTCCAGTTCCAGCTTCACCATCTGCTTTCCAGGCTGGATCACCGTTGCCAGTGGTCCGATGTCCGGTATCTTTACTTTCCATCCTGCCTTCATGCCGTCTTCGCCCTCCTTAAACTCCGGCTACTTCCTGGAAGTCCAGGATGCCTATACTTTTGATAAACTTCTTAGTGGTCCGGAGACCTCTGCCTTGCTGTCTCCCATCTATGTACTGTCTGAGGTAAAAGCCGCCAACCAGCCTTACTACCTCCCACACCTTCTTTTCATTCCATCTGTCCTGGTAAAACTTTCTCTGAGCCATCACGCCGCCTCCTAATTGAACGGAAGAACACCAGCAGCAACCAGCTTATTTCCGATTTCATACTGCATTGCCTCGTATGCCTGCACTGTCATACCGTATGTTGCTGCCAGTTTTTCATACAGTTTTTCCCAAGCCGGGGCGAACGCCGCTGCGATTTCATTTGTACCAAATCCACATCCCATTTCATACTCTGCCTGCTCCTGCATATAGAGTTCATCCATCTCTTTACGAATTTCTTTTCTCAACCTTGTCATGTTCATCTACTCCTTTCAGTTGTTCTACTGATATTTAACTTATACGCATCGTAACTGGAATTTTCCAATTTGTCAATAGTTTTACTGAATATTTTTTGGAATTTTCCATTTTCCTATCTTGCTACTTTTCGACAACCGCCCGATTGATGCAACCATCTGGCTGCCTACTGCTTCGCTTAGTTTAGGTATTTGTTTAGCGTGAACGCATCGTAACACTACCTCCTGGGGTGTCAATAGTTTTATGGAAAATATTTTTGGAATTTTCGAGTTTTATCCACAGACTTATCCACCATATCAACAAACGCACATATATGTTTATATATAGGTTACGGTTACGTTTACGGTGACGGTATGGTCAAGGACTTTCCAGCGGACTGTCCTATGGACGGTCACATGGACTGTCACATGGACGCATGAAAAATCAGCATATATTATAATAGGAAGAAAGACCTCCCAAAGTATCTCCGGAATTACTGATACCAAAATCAAAGGCTTCATATGCAAAAATGCCTTGTCCGGTATATTTCTGGTGGACTTTCCAGAGCCAAATGGCAGGACTGTCCTTGTGACTGTCCGCTGGATTGTCCTACGGACGTTTTCTATATGGAGAAATTCGAGCAGAAATGCTCCGGAAATTTTCTGAAAAATACTCTGTCTCCTGGAACTTCTTATTTGCCTTTTTCCGGCTTTTTCCTTCGTAGAGGTATTAGGTATTGAAAAAATTTTTTTGAACAAAATCCGAAATTGTGGCTAAAACGCCAATCTTATTTTTGTCGAAATTTAATGTTGACACCAGCTCCATTTGTGAGCAACAAAAAAAGACCTCCCCGAAGCACTATTGCAACGGAGAGGTCCTCTCTTACATATCTTCATTTATGAAGTCTTCGCAGCCAAGCTCCCGGTATGCCTCCTCAAAGACATCTTTCGGACTCCACGACACATAGCCATCCGGATATACAACCTTGTATCCGGGCTTGCCGTTTTTCACTTGCGGTTCAGCTTTGACAATCTTAACACCGATGTAATTTTTCACTCCGGCACCTCCTATTTGCTGATGTCAGAAGCGTTTACCCATCCATACACTGTATCGCCCACCACATGATACGGATGCTTGCCGTTTTTATTCACAGCGGTAATCTTCGCCTTACAAGGCTTCGCAGACTTTCCGCTTGCCCCGGCATAGCTGCTGGTATAGTGCTTGTCTCCGGTGAAGGAAACATTATCGCCTACCTTGAACGAACCGCTGGAGCCGGATGCACCTTCAATATCGCCGGCATCGCACCAGCCGTACACTTTGCCTCCGCTGAGTGCAACCAGGTGATACGGATGCGGCTTTCCTGCACTGATCGCCGTTACCCTTGCCTGGCAAGGCTTCGCAGACTTCTTCGTTGCTCCGGAATAAGAACTGGTGAACTGCTTGCTGCCGGTGAAGTTCACAACATCGCCGACTTTCAGAGTGCCGGACTTGTTTACATCCTCGCCCTTCGGTACAGTGGCTTTCTTGGAATACTTCGGAACGCCATAGCCTCTGATGTATCTGCCGTTCACCTTCAGATTTCTCCTTCCGCAGGCATCGTTGATATTGCACTCAATCACCGTAATGGTACTTCCGGCAACCTTCTCAACAACACCGACATGATCCGCACCTCCGGTATTGTCTCCGACACCGCTGTCCTGCCAGTCATAGAAGATATAATCTCCAGGAGACGGAACGTAGGCATCATTCTCCTGCCACGCCCCCATCTTCTTGAACAGCTCAATCATCTGATTGCATCCGCACTCAGTAGGAATGATGTCCGTCAGTTCGGCAACGATTGCCGCAGCGGATGCACCAGTGGCACACCACGCATCGGTATACTTCACTGCATAGCTTCTCGCCAACGGCTTATGTGCATTGTAAATGTCGATAATCTTCTTATGGCTGCCGTTGCTCTCCTTGCAGCCGATCCACCCCTGCATAACTCCAACTACTTTCTGTCTTAACTGTGCTTCGGTCATATTGCTGTTACCTCCTTCTTTTTTGCTTGATACAAACTCGTCATAATACTGCTGGCCGTAACCGGCTCGCTTCTCCTTTACGGCATTGCTCTGGTCTTTCGGCTTCTCAAAGCCAGTGAGAACGGCATCGGATGCCGCCTTCACTGACCTTGCGGATTTCAGCTTCGCCAGGACTGTTCCGTAGCTTTCGCTCAATTCCTCTACAAGAAAATCAAGCTGTGCCTCCAAATCCCCGACAGAGCATTTTCGTGACCTCACGAAATTGAGCAGCTTCTCCTTCCTGGACCAGTAGGTCCACTGTGCCAATCCATAGCCAGCGCTGTCCTTTACGAAGTTATCATACGAACCGTCATCCACCGCCTGGGTGTAGGAATCATCCGTATGGTTCAGCTTCTTTTCGGAAGTGTTCTGAAGGTTCTTCGGGTTCAGCCCGGACTCCGCAAACAGATTACCCATAAGTCCTGCTGTGCCATGATTACTCAGTCCTTTGGATTTCAGATAGTTCCATATCTGCTCCCGGACCGTCTTTCCTTTCAGTGCCATATTACTGCTCCTTTCCAGTCTCCTCTGCTTCGGAAGGACCATTCACATATTCCTTGACAGCATTGTTGCTCTCCAGCATCGCCCTCATTTCCTCCAGGGCATCGTCAACCATCATGCTCACCATTTCAAAGCTGACTACCTTGCCGAGCCAGGGGAACTTTGCGATGAACATATCGTAAACATACCTCAGCTTCAGCTTTCCGGTTCCGGAGCCTAACTCCTTCTCAGCCTTTGTTACCGCAAACAACATCCATTCCTTTACGGACTTCAGCTGTTCGGTGTGCGGTCTCTTGACGAACACATACACACTGTACCCGGCTCCTGCCAGTACAGCGGCTCCTGCCACAATCAGATACCAGTTGTTGATGAAAAAATTCATATCTTCCTCCTATTCCGGCATGGTCTCCTCAGAGCCATTGCCATTCTGCTTTTCCAGGTCCTCCTGGTGTTTTCTGTCCTCCAGTTCGTACTGCCGGTCTCTCTGCCGCTCCTTCGTTGTCTTGATCCATCCCATGACTCCGCACTCCCCTCCACACGCCGCAAATACACAGGTGCATAAGGTATCCGGGATTGCCCCGGTGGTGTAGTACAGAATTATCATGGTGACAATGAAGGCGAGCAGGAAGACGGCAATGAACACCAGGATGACATCCATTGTTCGTACTTCCTTCTTTCGCCTCACTTCGCCTACCTCCTTACAATCCAATCTTGGCGAAAACGATAGCAAGAACAGCACCCAGTATTGCAGTGCCGATGTACGCCATCGCCTTCCGCCATTTCTCACCATCCCGGCTCTCAATCTGTGCCAGGCGCTTTCCTTGCTGCTCCTGGACCTTCAGCATATTCTCCATGTTGGCAGCCAGCCTTTCGGTCGATGCAGTCAGCTTTTTGATTTCCTGGATGCTGCCCTCCAAGACGGCAATGCGGTGGTTCTGGCGGTCATTTTCCTCCTTCAACCGCTCATTCTCTGACTCCATGAGTCTCCGGAACTCCTCATGCTCTCTATGTGTTACCGGGTTATCCATCTCCTTCTCACCTCCTTTCCGCATAAAGAAAACCGCCTTATTCGGGCGGTCTCAAATCTATCCTCAAAAGCTCACATTTACTGCAAGGGTACTGCCCGGCAGGAATGTGGCAACTAAGGCAATGTTCACATTTGCTGTGCCATGCACATATCTCCGTACACTCCGTATAGTTCATAGCACAAATACCAATCTTCTTGTGGGAGCATCGGAACAAATTCTTCCTTTTCCTCTTTTTCATCAGAGCCTCCTTTAATGAGTACCATGTCTTCGTACAATTTATCTATCAGAGCCTGGCTGTCAGTGTGCTTCAGCATACCTATGTAGCAGGTAAATATTTCCGTAACCTTCTCCAACGGCATCCTTCCATTCTCATATAGCCGGCGGACACCACTCAGACTCCGTTTTATCCGGAGCGTGGTGCTTTTTCTTAGGACAACACGATCCGCCCAAACTCTGTATCCTACAAACTCAATACCCTGTCCGATAGGACGGATACAAGTCTTATTATTCAAATTCAGTTCCAGTTCTGTCTCCAGGAACTCACCGATGCGGTCCTTCCATTCCCGAAGCTGGACTTTATCGCAACTAAGAATGATAACGTCATCCATGTACCGGATGTAATACCGGATGCCGAGAACTCTTTTACAGAACTGATCCAGCATATCCAGGTAGATATTAGCAAACATCTGACTAAGCAGATTGCCGATAGGCATACCGACATCAAACAGTCTTTCCTCCAGCGGTACTTCTTCCGGTTTCTTTCCGGGAGGAAGACCGAACGGCGTATGTTTGCAATCAATAATGCCATACAGAAGTTCCAGAAGCCTCTCGTCTTTAATCTTCTTCGCCAGCACCTTCTTCAATATCCGGTGCGATACCCGATAGAAATATTTGCTGATGTCGAGCTTCAGATAAAACCAATTTTCACCCTCTTTGCGGCTCACAAACTCCAGCCAGTATTTCAGCTTCTTCATTGCACTTAGGCTACCTCTGCCGGGAATACATCCGTAACTGTCTTCGATGTATCCCGGCACAAGCACCGGGTTTATCACCCGGTATATAGCCCATTGGACGATGCGATGCTTGAAGGCAATCGACATAATCATTCTCAGCTTCGGTTCGTGGATATAGAAAATGTAATACTTCTCAATCCGGTACGAACCGCTGATTACTTCTTCTCGCAGGTCTTTCAGATTATCCCAGGCATCGGAGTTGAAATCCAGTACATCGGACTGGTATCTCCTTCCCCTGGAAGCATCTTCCAAAGCACCGTATAGGTTCTCCATTGAGAAGATGAGGTCGAACACATTCTTTATCTTCATTGCATCATCCTCTCTAGTGTCACAGCTTTCGCCAAAGCTACTTGCAGCTTCCCAGGTTGCCCTAAGATTTGTTGGTCTCCTCAAAGGGCGGCACCGCCCAACCACGAACGATGCCTATTTTTCTCCTACCATACGGTCCGGAGCGGAAATGGACTCCTTTATCCCCTCGCACTGGCAGGACATCCTTAGAAATCCTGCTGATCCGGCATATGAGGGTAGAGCGGAGCGGAAGCCGATGTTGCTGTTCGAGTTCGAGCGAGGGTTGTTCAAATTCACGTTGAACACGCCAGCATTGGCGCCATTGTTCCAGTTGCCCCCACAAATCGGCAAACGCAGTAGTCCATTCCCAAAATACAAGTTGCATTATTTCTTGCCGTAATTTTCTTTCTTCTCTGCCTCTCTCACCGTATTCATCCAGCTTCCGGTCATCTTGCCTATCTGTTCGAGGTAGTCATTGATGACTTCAAAATTCTTGAATGAAAACAGCTTCGTCTGGTACGCCACCTTCACCCAAAATTTGCAGTGCATAATCTCCCGGTCAAGTTCGTCCAGCTGCTTCAGCAGAGACTTTGCATAGTAGCACTTTTTCGTATCCATGCAGTTCTCCGCCATTCGTGCCATGATACCTTTCAGCCGGGTTGCCATTCCCTCATAGCTTTTCTCCGGTCTCGGAAATTTGTCTATCTGTGGAAATGCGTACTCAATCATATCCTGGATTTTCAACAGCGTGGGGTCCTTCTTGTCTTCATCTTTCTTCGCCATGATTACCTCCGGTAACGAAAAACGTCCGCCGGACAGTCTGCGGACTTTCCACAGACGTTCCTTCGGACGCTCTCCTTTTTTACATATTCACTTCCGGATGCGGTTTCGTATCTCTTATCTTCTGCCTTGCTTTGCTCCTGCCGTCATCATGTGAACAGCAGGAACAAACCGACCACGACAATCACCAGCCATACGACCGCAGCCACCAACTTCAAAATTTGCTTCACCATATTGATTTTACAGACGGACTTTAGTATAATGGCTTCGGGGAGGTTTCCCTCCCCCAAACCTTATAGGATGCTCTCCACCACCATCTTAATGACGGCTATGAGGGTTCCTATTTCAAGGGCAAGCTGCGTGAGAGATTTGACGACCTTCACCAGCTTGCCTATTTTTTTGTCCATCTGCCCCGACCTCCTTTCCGTAATATGTATTGTTTGATTACGAACGTACTCTAACAC